CTGAGTTGTCATAACAGAAAAATATTTGTCGAGACTGTCACATGGGTCTGCATGTTTAGACTCTATGGAGTCTTTATCAACTTGTTGCATAATCTTGTGGCAACAACTAAGAAGTTCATAGTCTGCGTCGTTGACAGGACTATGGGATCTAGCAATAAATGTTTGGATGGCAGGTATAACTGGTATAGTTCTCAAACTTGCAGGATGGTTCACATCTGAGATTTTGAGAATATAGAGAGACATGCGTGTGGAACCTGCTAGGGTCCCAACTGCATGGAGATCTAAAGTTCCAGCTGAACCATCACTGTGAAAGTCAGCCATGTAATTTACATTTACGTAGGACAATCCAGCAGCGGATGTTGCGTAGCTAGTACGAGAGTTCTCCAGGTTATACCATGCTTGATGGGTAGACATACCTCCTGTTACATCAGGATTCGGACTAGTCATCGCACCTATGGCGGAACTTCCGGCGAAAGACATGACAACCATGTATGCACCGGCAAATCCACTGGGAAAGGAAATGGTAGTTCCCGCCAGGGAAACTCCATTGGCTTGCATCCTACCACCTATTAGAGTGGTATCAGTGAAATATGTAGATTCGTCTCCTGTGGTAATAAGATTTGTCCAATGCCCAAAGTTGTTGTAGATTGGGTGGTTCTGGGGTGACCGTAGAACTAGTTGGTAGTTTACTTCGATAGTACCGGCTAGGGCAGGAGAAACTGCACCTACGGAACCGAAGCGGAAAACTCCAAGCGTGTTACGATCATTAAATTCAGCAGTACCTGATTGGCCTGCATTTTGAACCCATTTTGCATTTGTGTTAATTGGTGTAAGAAGTGCTCTTGGCACCACTAAAGTTACGGGACCACCATCACCCCATGTAGGAAAAACTACTGAGTTAGGTTGTGTTAGAACCTGCTCCAATGTAGTAGGAGCATCGTCTGAATAGTCGGGTTCGAATTGCATAAAGCAAGATCCTTTATTATCAGTTGATGATCCAGGGTAGTAGGTGAAAGAAATATGTTTGTACTCGAAAAGCTCATAAAGATGTGCTAGACTGGCAGTCCAGCGTCCCATTAAAGCATTGCCAGGGTTAACTCCTAAAGAAGTAGCGTCGAATGAAACAGAAGTATTAAAACTAGCTGTTACGACTTCTCTACGATTTAGGTGGATAACTGAGTTGTCTTTCGACCCTCTAATTACCGTCCCATAGGAGGCTGCGAGAGCTCTGGTTGAAGAGGGTCGGGACCCTCCAAGGGAATTGTTAACCACTTTGCTACGTCTGGATGGACGAGGTGGTTTGGCTTTGGGTTTCTTCTTTGCTTTCGCAAGGTTTCTAAGTTTCTTTTCTGCTTGTTCCTTAAACATGGACAAAGCAGTGTCTTTAGCGATATTGAGAACATCTCCTCCGAATCCTTTTCTTCTTCTTCTCGGCATGGTATTGCTAAGTATGGTGTGAAAATTGTGAGGTATTCGTTATAGGTGGTGTTATATAGGGTGATTTTGTTTTTGTAAACTAACAGTTTACCGAGTTGGCGCCCTCACACAACTCGTCGCAGTCCTTATGGACTACTTGCGATAGGAATCCCTCATGGCAAACAACTCTTCCAGAGTGTGTGTCATGGGAATGTCTACATCATCTTCCAAGTGTGGTGCATGTGCTAAAAGACCTGTCCAATACGGAAGGGTGGGGTGTCTCATCATTTCTAATCGAAATTGGAGGTACCGTTCACTACTAATGGTAGGTTCTTTATTTAGCAAACTGAAAAATGTTTTGTATCCATTGTCAGCATGCTGTACATGTTTGGCATATATGGTAGAACAATAAGCGAAGACTTGGTCCTCGGGTTGGGAATGTACTTCCTGTCCGCAAAAGGGTTTGTCATCGAATTTATATTGTCTATCTGATGTATAGGTTTTGACGTGAAGTCCTATAAGTGCATATTTTCTAATAGCATCTTCTATGGAATCTTCTACAGCGTCATCACCCATCGCTATGATGTGAGAGGGTTTTTCCGCAATTCTAAAATACGCTATTACGCGCATAACAGAGTTGCTTTGGCTAGTAACATACCTTCCACTCAACTGTATGCCTCTATATTGATGGGGTAAGCACATTAGATGTCCGTTAGTAGTAATAAACATAGTGTTTACAACCACATTGGTGCGGTTTCTTATCATGCGACCCGCGGGAGAATCAGAATACTCACTAAAAGTTAACTCACTTCCGGCTCTTTGCAAAGACGCGTATCCTTTTACGAGCATGTAACATGTGTAAGTGTCGTGCATCTGTGGGGTACAGTGCCAGTCAAACGATTTGACATCGCTGTCTGTTGGTTTGTCACAGTGGTCTATAACGTCCTGGTAGATTCCAAGTTGTTCAGAGTGTGTTGTATTATTCATCCCGGGTTTGAGGGGGTGTTTTCTCCAGTGTCTCTTTTCAGCGGAACATTGCGTTTGGTATAACACACGTTCAACAAGCTGATCTATAAGACTCACACTAGAGATTAATCGGTATCTTTTTACGGACACTTTTCTCCAGGGGTGAGGTTCACCTTTTATAAATTGGCGAACTGGATCGGCCAGACCATCCACAATCATTTGTTTAGGTGTGTAAGATCTGGTATCAGTTGGGTTTAAGGTTGACAAAAGTAACAATCGGTTGTATACTTCCTCCACTATTTCAGTGGGGCATCTTTCATACAATTTCTTGTTAGTCTTTTCTAATTCGACATAAGGTGCGCCCGGACTAGCGTCAGGTTTGACGTGGTCCAGGGACTCAAGTATGTACGTTTTCAGTAAGATTTCATCGATGTTACCCGTAGGGCTTATGTACGGGTGTGATTTGGCCGTTGGTGTGATTGCATGCAGTTGTAACACTGCTTTATGTACACTTTCATTATTATTGTAGTGTAAACTATCTATGGGTCGTGTCTTCTGTAGCTGACGTGTTATATCTAAATGGTTCTTCCGGTTATTGGCATGGACCTGAAAAGAGGCTACTATATTTTCATCGCGGGGATCCACGTTGTAGTAATCTTTCAAGTCCTCATCCTTGGTAGCCAAGAATTTGCCGTACTCGGTCAAAGGCTTGTACTTTCCCGTTGTGAAACGAGTTGTAGTACGCCCTTGATAGAACTTTACATCAGCAATTGAGGAGGGAGTGGTAAGTCCTTCCGTATGGACGGAGAGACCTGCCTCATAGACGTACGAGTATTTTTCATCTCGTTCACCTTCGGTTTCTTCTTCTTGCCACTTACTTTTCCCGAGC